GGCGTGTTCTGGAACAAGCAACGCCAAAAGTGGGCGGCAAAAATTAATCCAAATCGTCGGCAGGTGCATCTTGGCTTCTTTGATGACCCAAAAGAAGCGCACGCTGCATATTGCAGGGGAGCAGAAGAGTTCTTCGGAGAATTTGCCCGTGCTGCATGACGCCATCGGCATGGAAGCGGCGGGCATCGCCCGCGTGACGGTCACGCCGCAATGATCAAACTTATCTGGTTTGCAGCCTTTGTTCATGCACAGACCGGACCGCAGGTCATCACCATCGGCGAAACGACGCTATTCAAGGATCGCGCGCTTTGTGAGGCGTTCGGCAAGATCATGTCCGCGCGGCTCGCCGATTATGCCCGCGGTGTCGCCAAGCTCGATTGGCGTGATCGGGTGGCCGTGCAGTTCAAATGCGAACCAAATGGGCAACCGACATGACCGGGGCTGCCAGAGCATTCGCACTCCTGTTTGTCGCCTTACATATTCTGGCGCTGTTCGCGTACACGCTGCGCTGGCTTTGGGTGGCGATGCTGGCTATTGCGCTGCTGATCCATGCCGCGCGGGCAGAGGAATTGATCGAGCCGACACCAGCCGAGGCAGCAGACATTGCGCGCTGGATACCAGCGGCCTGCTGTTGGACTAACGGCTGTTGTCGGAAAGTGTCCGAAACCGCGCTGATCCAGCTTCCGAACAATGACGTGCGCGTGGTGACGACCGGGCAAGTCTTGAAGCGCACCGGCTGGTCGCAAAATGCCCATACCTGGCGCTGCACCTGCGACCTGATCGACGGCAAGTGGGTCGTGCATCCGCTGGCGAACACCCGCTGCGTGTTTCCAATTCATTCCGGCTCATAAATCGGAGGCAAGCATGGCTGCATGGCGGCTCGCGAGAGCCCTTGAGAAACTGCGCGCGCAAGTCGGCGCGAAGGCACCGAATCGCAGCAAGTCGGCCGACGGCTCGATCGGCGATCAGGCGCATCGCGCGCGCAAGTCCGAACACAATCCGAATGCGGCCGGCGTGGTGCGGGCGATCGACATCACACACGATCCGGCCGGTGGGTTCGACAGTTACAAGTTCGCGGAAATGCTGCGCGTGAAGGCCGACCAGCGCATCTATTACATCATCAGCAACGGCAAAATCGCCAATCCAGGCCAGCCTTGGCGGAAATATACCGGCTCCAACCCGCACGATCATCACGTCCATATCTCTGTCGCGGCATCGCCCGATCTGTATGACGACGCGCGGGATTGGGACATCGGCGACGTGCATCATGTGATGCCTGATCCGGCCATCGTCACCACGCCGCCGCCGAAGCCCATCGTCGAAAACCCGTTCCTGCTGAAAGGCGCGCGCGGCGATGCCGTGGTGCGTCTGCAGCGCCTGCTCAAGATCGAGGACGACGGCGTGTTCGGCTCGAAGACCGACGCGGCGGTGAAGGCGTTCCAGAAGGCGCACAAGCTCGTGGCGGATGGAAAAGTCGGCGTCTACACATGGAGGGCGCTGCTGTCATGACCACGCGAGTTTACTGCATGTACGGGCTCGGCGGTGCGCTGTGGTCCTACGGAATCGAAAACGTCCTCGCCCGCGCCATCCGCAAGCTGCCGGACACCTATGTCCCGGCCACCCGCGGCTATACGCAATGGCGTGAAATCGTGGACGACATCAAGCGCAACAAGCGGCCGGGCGACAAGATCGTAGTCGTTGGCCATTCCATGGGGGCAGCATCGGCCACCTATGTCACCGATTACGTGCCGGTCGATCTGGTCGTGCTTTACGACCTCGCCGGACAGGCGCCGTCGAAGCTCGGCAAGAACACCGGTCGCGCGATCGACATCTATGACACCGCGCCCGACATGGTGCCGGAATGGCGCGTGCAGGCGGTGAAGGGCCACGAGAAGAAGATCGAGCGATGGACATCGGCCTTCGGTCATACCGGGCAGGACGATTCGATCCAGCTTGCGAGCAAGGTGGTCGAGGAAATCAAGAAGCTTGCTGCGTAAACCGTGCCCGGCCGGACGCCGGGCAGTCAACTGACACAGGTGACGACATGAATGCTGAATTGATCGAACGTCTGGTGCGCACCATCTTGCAGATTGCAGGCGCTCTGTTTGCCGGTGCGTCCTGGTACTCGGAAGCCCGCTGGGGCGTCATCACCGGCGCGGCCGTGACCCTGCTCACGACCGTCTGGACGGTGTGGGCCGGCTGGAATGCGCCGAAGAACATATGACGCTAATCAAGGCCATCTTCGCCTTCCTGGCCGTCATCCGCGAAATCTTCGCCCTAAAGCGAAGCGCGGATGACCGGCAGGCTGGCCGCGACGAGGTGATGGCCGATCAGGCCCGGCAGAAAGACGCGCGGCTGGATGATGCGATGCGGGCCGAAGTCGAGGCTGACAAGGCGCACAAGACCATCATGCCGGGCGACGAGGCATTCGATACGAGCTTCCGGAGGGATTGATGACCTGCACCGGCTTCGCCTTCATCTTCGCGCATCTGACCTGCACACAACCGGCATCCCCGCCCGACACCTATTGCCACATCGCGAAGCCGGTCTATTGGAGCAAGAGTGATACCCGCGCGACAAAGGAGCAGGTTGACCGCCACAACCGCGTTTGGAAAAGGCTTTGCGCAAAATGACCCAGGACGAACGCGACTACGAACGGGCGTGGCATCTCGACAAGAAGGTGCCGATCGCGCTGATCGTCACCATCGCGATCCAGACCGCCGGCATCATCTGGTTCGCGGCCGGACTGTTTTATCGCGTGGATGCGCTCGAAAAACAGACCAGCGGCTACCTGCCGCACGCCGACCGCATCACCCGCATGGAAGTCAAGATCGAAAATGTGGAGCGCGGCGTGACGAGGATCGAATCGCTGATCCAGCAGCCGCGCACGCAATGGCGTCCGCAATCCTCTCCAGCTTCGCCGGCACCGCCGCCTTTGTAGCGTTCCTCCCGCGTGGCGTATCACCTGGCCCGGCCGCAAGGTCGGGCCTTTTTCTTTTCTGCGCTTGTTAGGGATTAGCTAGGCCGCACGTATTGGCCCGAATGTCTCCTGGCATCGCGACTGCCGAGCATTCCCGGCAGTATCCAGGTCGAACCTCGTTAATCTCCTGTATCCTGTTATGCGTACCAATAATGTTGCGACTGCTTCACGAACTGTTCTGCCAAGGCGGCAAATCCATTCGTTCTCAGGAACTCGCACAGTATATCGTCGGCGCGGGAATGCTCGACCTCTGTATCGTGCAAGTCGTCCAGGGCCCTCAACTGTTCAATCGCTTCGGCTTCGCTCATCTTCATTTCCCCATTAACTGAAATTCACGGCAGTCACGCGATCAGGTCTCGGTCAACATCAATGCCCGCCCGCCGCGCGCACCCGTAGTCCTCGCAAAACTCGTCTTGCTCTGTGAGACAGGGCGCACCAGTCACCGGGCAAATCAGTGGCCGCCCCATGTCCTCATCGATCTCGTCTTGTGTCCATTTTCGGTCTGGCATGGTGCTTACCGCTGGTTACTGCGTTTGCGATGGCAAGTCCTTTGCGCCCAACGATCTGGTCATGGCGAGAAGATCGTCGTGGGCTCGCTGGCGCTCCGTCTCGGTATCGAACGGTCCGATCTGCATGTAGGGTTTCCGGTTCACGCGAACGTCGATCCAGAACTCTCCGTTCTTCATGTCTCGGAAAACAAACTCGGCAACGACCTCCGTTCTCGGTGCGAGCGGAGGCTTCGGGCACGGCCCGCTATAGCCGTGAAACTTGAACATGCTTTCGCTCTCTGGCATCGGCTCGCCGCATATTTCGCAGTTCGGCATGGTGTTGACCTCTCGTGTGCGGCCTTCTCTAAGGCCGGTTACTCGTTTTCAATGCGCTCAGAAGGCGCTCGATTTCCTCGGCGGATCGAGTGAGATAGTCCGCGACCGTGGTGGGGTCAGGATCAATCTCAGCGTAGTATGCGTCAGCGTATCGGCGCAGCCATCCCGGCAATTCTTCAACCGGAACGGTCTTAGGGCGAGACCGCATTTGTGCGAGCGTTATGCGGGTGGCCTCGTTCATTTTCGCACCATGCTTTTCATGTGGTGACTTTGCCGGGCACCAAACGCCCGATTAACCGCGAAATTTTTCAGCCGGAAGAGGCGGCCCAATAAGGTCTGTCACCGCATCTTCCAATTCCGCGAGTGCAAGCGAGCACGATTGGTCATAGACCCAATCGCACGCGGCCTTTAGAACGCGCTCGCGCTTCTTCTCACGTTCAGTCGGTGCAGGCACAGTCAAGCGACTCTCCCACATCTTCCAAAATGTCGCCTTGGCGCTGAACGGTGTCGAGCAGGGCGGCATAGCTCGGCCGATCAGCACGAAAGAGGGCCATATCAGGATTGATATTGCCGAAGGCGGGCGCGTGAGCCTCCTCGTCGATCCACCAGCGGGCGGTCTCAGGCCGGCGGCGCATAAGGCTCTGGATCGCGACCGCGCTTTTCAGGAAGCACAGGTCGCAGTTCCCATCCGGGGTGCTGCCGTTGACGTTGAGAAGTCGGAGGTCGAACGGTTGCTTCTGCCAGAACGCAGCCACGTCGCGCTTTGTCACGCCTGCATCGGCTAGCGGCATCGCGGTTGTCCAACGATCTTTGTTGAGCCCGTTCCTAACGCGCTGCTTTGTAACCCGCCGCATTTCATCGGCGCGCAGCCCGACCACGCTTGTCCAGCGGTCCCAACCGAGGGTGTGCCGGCAATACATATTGAACCGGCGGATTTTCATTTCGATCGTGCAGAACCGCGTGACCGGGTTCGGCAAAAATTGCTTGCGTTGGATCAGCGCGGCGAAGGGCTCGCCGTTCCGGCTGGCGCTATTGTGGCTGACAATCGCGGTGCGATGTTCGGCATCTGGATCGTATTCGAGCCAAACGATGTGGACCCCCCACCGATCTCCGCACTCCTGCACGAAGTCCAGCGTCTCGGGCATTTCCCGGCCGGTGTTAGCGAACGCCACCTTCACGTCATCTGGCAGCCTGCCACCATGCGCGTCGAGGATGTGATTGAGCATGTATCCCGATGTGCGCCCGCCGCTGAACGAGATCAGCGCAGGTCCGGTTATGGCGTAGGGGGTCCCCATCGCGGTTAACGTCCTATCCGAGCAGTAGACTGGCGGATACCCAGCAAAAGCAGAAGCCAGCAAAGACGCCGAGCATTGCAAAGATGCGCGCGATCCGCGCCTGATCGTCCTTTGCAGCCTTCGCTTCTTGCAGGGCCTGAGACCAACTCTTGACCATGCTGGAACGCACATCTTTTGCCATCGGGCGGTGGTTGCCACGCATCTCCAGAAAGCCATGAAGCTGATGCAACGACCGGCGCTGCATGTGAATGCGATGGTCAAGCCGGTGCCGCATCTCGCAATAGTCACAGTCGATCTTTGCCATGTGTGTTAATCTGTCATAACGGCTGAATGAGTTGCGCGAGCCGGTCGATGTCGCGCTCGACGTACTTGCGCAGAGCGGCGCGGCTCTCAGGATCGAGCTTCGGCCATTGTTCGATCGCCACACGCAGCACCACCACGAGCGCCCGCGCCTCTGGACTGAGCGGATGGTCCTTGCATAGATCAGTGATCTTGGTGGACAGGTCGGCCGGATCAGACATGGTTCTCTCCCGTGAACATGGCGCGAACAAAGTCCACGGATTCTACCCGATTGGCTTTGCCGAGTTTTGGATATGTTCTGCCGAGATTTGCCGAGAGCGAGCGAAGGCTAGTTGAAAAAGCCCCGCAAAATGGTGGGCGCGACAGGGATTGAACCTGTGACCCCTCCCGTGTGAAGGGACTACCCCTCTTTGTTATCATTGCGCTTTCCTTTTCGGAGCGCCCGTTTCCACTAATTCTGCCACTGGCAACCGATCGGCTCGTCGCGCGTCCTCGCTCGCGATCGTATGCGCGTAGCGGCTCGCTGATTGTTCGCTGTCCCAGGCACCAGTCCCGACCAGCCCGCGCGTGTCCAGCCCGCCATAGCGGCGCATCCATGTGCCGTAGGTGTGCCGGAATAGGTGGAACGCTTCGCGCTCGGGCAGCGCAATCTTGGCGTCCCGCGCGGCAGCCCGCAGCATGTCATAGAGCCGGCCGCCCTTGTGGAAGCGGAACAGCGTCTCGCC